GCATAATGGTATTATAAAAGATCATTGTGTAAAAGATATGATGAAAGACTTAAAAGATACTAATAGTTGGGATACATATCTTATATTGAAGCAGTTTGAGATGCAAAGAACGCTCAACGGCATTGATGGTACTTTCTCTTGTCTTTACTATAAAGCAGAAGAAGGACTTAAGTTATTTCGTAATGAAATCTCTCCAATGTTCTTTGACAACGATCATAACATTTCTTCTACTAAGTTTGATAACTCTTTCTCACTTAAACCTAATATTGTGTGGAAATTTATTCCAGGTGAGGATATTATAGAAGAATCTACTTTTACTACTGTTGAAAACCCTTACTTTTTTATGGATGTTTGATTATGATGTTACATATTTGTTCAGATAAGAACAACTCAAAACTTACTAATGTACAGAAGGTTGATGTGCAACCTAATGCTGTAGATCTTCGTGTAGATAAGATTTTTAGAGTTTCAACTAACGATTTTATTATTGATGAAGAGCGTAAAGTACATCGAGGTGCTTCAGAACTTCATCCTGACTCAGAAGGCTATTGGAACCTTGTTCCTGGTACTTACGAGATTGTAATGGAAAATATTATTACCGTCGGTGAAGGTGAAGCTGGATGGGTTATAACTCGCTCTACTCTTAACCGTAATGGTTGTTATATTACTTCTGGTCTTTATGACTCTGGCTATAATGGCGTAATGGCCGGTGCTCTTCATGTTACTTGCGGTAATCTCAAGATTAAGAAAGGTACTCGTGTAGGCCAGTTCCTTCTCTTTAAGTCAGAATCACTTCATCTTTATGATGGTGATTATGGTGTCGGAAAGGAACACGATAAGAAGTATGTTTGAAGACAAAGACAGTAAGCATATTACTATTCATATAGATGATATGCATAGAATTGTTGAGTGGTATGAGTGTATGGAAAAGACCTCTAACACATCAAGCAATATTAAAATCTATTCTACATCCAGTGGAATAGGTCCGATTATTAAAGCATATGTAGAGACAGGTGACCGTGAGGGTGTCTGGAAAGACTTTACAGATTATAGTTCGTGGTAAAAAGGAAATAAAAAATGGAAATTAAAATTGATCTTGAAGCTTTGAGAAAGCGTAAATTGTTTGTTGCTACACCAATGTATGGTGGGCAATGTAATGGCATGTATACTCGCTCTCTTTGCGATTTGACTGCTATGTGTGTTAAGTATGGTATTGAACTTCGTTCATACTTCCTCTTTAATGAATCATTGATTACACGTGCACGTAACTATTGCGTAGATGAATTCCTTCGCTCTGATGCAGAACATCTCTTGTTCATTGACTCTGACATTGGATTCAATCCTCAAGATGTTATTGCAATGATGGCTCTTCAGGAACCAGATTCACCTTATGATGTTATTGCTGGTCCTTATCCTAAGAAGTGTATTACTTGGGAAAAGATTAAGCATGCAGTTGATAAGGGTGCTGCAGATCAGAATCCTAACGTACTTGAAGACTTCGTTGGTGACTTTGTCTTTAACCCCGCTATTGAAGATGATCGACCTGAATCACGAGTTATTCGTCTTGATGAACCTGCATCCGTTCTTGAAACTGGTACAGGCTTTATGATGATTCGTCGTAAGACGTTTGAACGTTATGTTCAAGCATATCCTGAGATCATGTATCGCCCTGATCACGTACGTACTGAAGCATTCGACGGTTCACGTAAGATTGGTATGTACTTCCAGTCAGAAGTTGATCGCTATAATCCTACCAAGGACTTTGAAGCACTCGTTGCACGTATTGCTAAGGGTGAACAAGTTCCTGCTGATGAAGCTAACAAGGTACTTATTGAAACTAAGGCTAAGATGGATAAGTCTACTGAACGTTATCTTTCCGAAGACTATCTCTTCTGTCAGAACGTTCGTAAGATTGGCATGAAGGTATATCTCTGCCCATGGATGCACTTGCAGCATGCTGGTACATATGTGTTCGGCGGTAAGTTGCCTGCATTGGCTTCTATTGGTGCTTCCGCAACTGCTGATGCTGATCTTCTCAAGAAGTTCAGAGATAATCCACCACAGACTACTCCAACACCAAGAACACAGACTACTGCAATGAATGTACCATCACCATTGCTTAACAGTAACGATGATGAAATTTTGAAGAAGTTCCGCAGAATCTGATAGGTGGTTATATATTATGAAGTTGAGTGAAAATACAATTAATATTATGAAAAACTTCTCTGTGATTAACCCTTCATTACTGGTTAATCCTGGAGACGTACTTACTACTATGGCTCCTAATAAGGGTATCTTTGCTAAGGCTGTTGTGGAAGAAACATTTCCACGTCAGTTTGCCATCTATGAGATGTCTAAGTTTCTTGGCATTGTATCTCTTTTTAAGGAGCCAGAGCTTGAGTTTGCTGAGCATCAGGTAAAGATTACTACAGGTAGACAGTCAGTTAATTTTACGTATGCTGATCCTGCTACTATTGTTGCTCCACCTGTTGATAAGGATATTAACTTTCCGGCAGCTGATATTGAGTTTACCATTTCTCAAGAAGAACTACAGAAGCTTATTAGAGCAGCTGCAGTCTTTCAGTTGCCAGAAATTGCAGTCATTGGTGATGGACAAAACATTACCGTGACTGCAACCAATTCAAAGAATCCAACTACTGATACATTTAGTCTTGATGTAGGTACTACTGATAAGAGCTTTAGCATGATTTTCAAGCTAGAGAATATTATTAAGTTGATTTCATCTGATTATAATGTTAAGATATCTTCTAGAGGTCTTTCACAGTTTACTACTAACAACGTTACATATTACGTTGCCGTAGAAGCTAATAGTCAGTATGGTGGATAATAAATGATTCGTGAAGAGTATTTGTGGGTTGAGAAATATCGACCTAAGACTATTGACGATTGCATTCTGCCGGAGGAGTTGAAAAACTCCTTCAAGCAGTTTGTAACTAATGGTGAGATTCCTAATCTGCTCTTAACTGGTAGTGCTGGTGTTGGTAAGACAACAGTTGCACGTGCTATGTTAGAGCAGATTGGAGCCGATTATATTGTAGTTAACGGGAGCATGAATGGTAACATCGATACCCTGCGTACTGAAATTATGCAGTTCGCCTCCACTGTATCTTTCACTGGAGGTCGTAAGTACGTCATCCTGGACGAAGCAGATTACCTTAACGCAAACTCTACTCAACCAGCTTTGCGAAATTTTATGGAAGAATTCAGCAAGAATTGCGGGTTCATCCTCACCTGTAATTTTAGGAATAGGATCATCGAACCTCTCCATTCGCGTTGCTCGGTTGTAGAGTTTAAGATAAGTAAGAATGACTTGCCAAAGTTGGCAGTTCAGTTCTTTAAACGAGTAACTGGTATTCTCGATAGGGAGAATGTCAAGTATGATAAAGCTGTTGTTGCTGATCTTATTCAGCGCCATTTGCCTGATTGGCGTCGCGTGCTTAATGAATTACAAAGATACTCAGTAAACGGTACTATCGATACTGGTATCTTTATTAATCTCGGTGAAGAGAATTTTAAGACTCTTGTAGGTTATATTAAGAGTAAAAACTTTACAGAGATGCGTAAATGGATTGGTGAAAACTCAGACACCGATCATACTAGCATGTTTCGTAAATTTTACGATCAAGCATATAATCTTGTAAAGCCTAATAGTATTCCAGAATTAGTAGTTCTCATTAGCAAGTATCAATATCAAGCTGCATTCGTGGCAGATCAAGAAATTAACATGGCTGCTTTTTTGACAGAAGCTATGGTTAATCTAGAGTGGCAGCAATGAATCCGTTTGATTATGTCAACGCGATTAATATGAGTAAAAAGGACCTTATTCGAGGTTCTGAGAATCCTGATCTTGCTGAGAAGCAATATATCCCATATATGGTGAATAAATCACTGTCTTATTTCGTAGATACTGTGATGTATGCTAATGAAATGAACATGTCTCATCATATCGATGGAATACTACAAAATGATTATTACCTAAATAGTATACGTTCTTCTAAGCGATTTTCTAAGTGGGCTAGACGTGAAGAAAATAGCGATGTGGATTGTATTCAAGAATATTATAAAGTGGGATATCAACGGGCTCTTGAGATAAGCAAAGTCTTGTCTAGAGAACAGATTGACCAATTAAAAATAAGAATAATAAAAGGTGGTAATCATGTTCAACATAGACCAGTTAATAGAGGTAGCGCTTAAGAATTCAGAAGATTTCCTTAAAGTGCGTGAAACCTTATCTAGAATTGGCCTTGCCTCTAAAAAAGAAAAAACATTATATCAATCCTGCCACATCCTTCACAAGCAGGGTAAGTATTATATAGTTCACTTTAAAGAGCTGTTTTTACTTGATGGTAAGGACTCTTCTCTTTCTGAAGGCGATATAGCTAGAAGAAATAGAATTATTCATCTTCTAGATGAATGGGAATTAATTGAGATTGTAGATGAGAAGAAGGTATTAGAGCCTGTTGCTCCTCTTAATCAAATTAAAATAATTCCTTTTAAAGAAAAAAATGCGTGGAATTTAGTAACCAAATACACTATTGGAAATAAAATTTGATATGAACGGTTTCTTTTATAATGAATATAGTGATGCTTGTTCTAGACAGACTGACATCAACTTACACCTCACTTTACTCTATAAGCTAGCAAATTCAGTCAAGCACGTCACTGAATTTGGAGTAAGAGATGGTCAGTCTACTAGAGCTTTTCTTGCAGCTAATTGTATACTGAGATCTTATGATCTATACAAAGATAGTTATGTACAGTATTTGTTTGAACTTGCTCAAGCAAGTAATTTAGACAAAGAATATATTCAAGGTAGCTCATTAGAGGTTAATATAGAACCTACTGATTTACTTTTTATTGATACAGATCATAATTATAATCAATTAAGAAAAGAACTAGCATTACATCATAACAAAATCAGTAAGTATATTGTTATGCATGATACAACTACTTACGGTGGTCCTTCACAAGGAGACCCTATAGGGTTGTTAGCTGCTGTTATGGAATTTTTAGCCGATAATAAAGAATGGCGAGTTATGTATCATAGCCATGAAAATAACGGATTAACAGTTCTAGAAAGAATATAATAAAAAAGCCCCTTTCGGAGCTTTCTTTTTAGTAGCAGACTGTCTCTACTTCAGGTACCCAACGATACCCATTCCAATACTGTCCTATAACACGGCGCTCACAATAAGGACGTGGTTGGTTATAGTAGTAATACGCACCTCCAGCACCTAATGCAAGAGCACCTAGACCATACACCCAAGGTGATACATGGTTATGTCTATGTTGATGTTGGTAATGCCTCTGAGGAGGATTATAACGATGACGATGCTGTGCTTCAGCAACAGTCACAGTACCAAGAAAAATAGCTAAACCTAGAGCTAACTTACGCATGTGCGTCTACCTTTCCAAGCTTCTTACGGCTGTAAGAGCCTTTGCCTTTCTTTGAGCCAACAATGCGTAGATGATACTTACGATCGCTGAGCTCTTTTGCTACAACATTCTTACGCATTTTTGCCTCCATATACTATTTATTATTCACTCAACTCTGTAATGTTAACTGAGAAGAAAGTTTCACCAAAAAGAAATCCAGTCATATCAGGATCACCGTCGTTGAAATCTTCGAAGATGTCATACTGATCTTCTTCATCCCAACCTTCATTCTCTTCTGCATTAAGTGTGTCACGCATTTCACTCAAAGATTTAAAATTTTCCTGCATAATACCGTAAATATTATATTCATGACTAATCGAGTAAATGCCAGTACCATTCTCGCTAATGTAGCTGAGAATTTTGTTGAGATCACTCTCAGGGCACTCATACTCGTTTACCAGCATGTTATTGAGGTTAGCGAGAGTAGTCATCTTACTTT